GATTCCCACGTCGTCGGTCAGTGGAATCAACTTCCACCTCCGATATCGCAGGTCCTCCCCGTTCGGTCCGAGATATGGTATCTCGTAGCTCACGGCGTTGTCTACCCCGGTCGCCGCGCTGGTCTGCTGAGCAGTGAGCATTTTACTGATGCCGAGACGTCGGATGACGTTCGGCTTTCCCAGTCCGCTCGCTCGCAAGTCCTCGCGTCTAACGATGGCGAGTGTGTCCTCCCGCGACACGGTTAAGAACTCCGCGCGGTCTTACCTCGCTTCTTTCTAGGTATCTTCTTCAGTCGCTTGTCGATGCCATCTTGCAGAGCCTGTCGGATAACATCCTGCACACTCACATCCTCTAAGTTTGCGATGCCTCGCAATAGATAGAGTGTCCTCGCTTCTACGTAGATTGGATACTGCGTTTTTGAGCGCAACGGTATCGCCTCGGCCGCGTCGTGCAGTGATTGAAACAACTCAGCGACCTTAGTTTTTCGGACTACGTTGTGTTGATCGCGCAGTTTGCGCGTCGCAGCATGACCCTGATTTACATCGCCCATCTGGTACTCCCTCCCTCGTGATTCGTAGCGTGGCGCTGCTAGTGCAACGCCCGACCGCTATTGTACTTTATAGCGTGTAACACGCGCAACGACAGGCAATACAACACGTTACGCGCGAGACCGTTCATCAACTATACCAACCGATGCACTTGATGCGCTGATACAGGTGTACGCGTCCATACCCTAGCCACTGCTTCCACTGTCACACTTTATATATTAGTATGTACTTTACTTTCTATCTACACCTCTACTTCTATCTATAATATATAGTCTGTATCACTGTATCACCAGTATCATTGCCGTGTCCAAGTGTATCACTGTCGTATCGTCTCGTATCGCTTGTTCGTCCCATTATGTCGGTGCATTATTGCTTCCCAGGAGAGCGGCGGATCGTGTCGGTTCCACTCAGGCAGCGAGTATTGGTACTTCCTCCTCGTCGGCCAAGTTCCCGCTGACTCGATGTGTCGCTCTCCGCTGAATATCACATGGGAACACAATGAGTGACGAAGAAACGAACAAAGAAGACTGCGAAGAAGAGAGCGAAGAAGCCTGTAGCGAAGGGCTCCGTCTCGCGACGAGCGAAGGGGACAACCTCGCGCGCGAGGAAAGGAGTGGCGACGAAGAAGGCACGGAAGCCGACGAAGGCAGAGCGGAAGGCGAAGCGTCCCACTCGCAGGAAGCCGGAGACGAACAGAGCAGAGATCATAGACTACTTCGAAATGGAGGACAGGAAGTGGACGCCGAAGCTGGTCATAGAATTGAAGATGGTGTTCCTCCGTGCCTTCGCGCGGCATGGCATAATCAGCGACGGTACGCTTGCCGCTGGAATAACCTATAAGACATACTACCGATGGAAGAAAGAAGACGAATCGTTCAACGAGGACTGCAAGACTGCGTTGACAATGGCAAACGATCTGATGGAGCGCGAGGCCAGGAGGAGAGGGATCGAAGGATTCGAGCGTCCGATCATCTATCAGGGAGAGATAACTGGCGAGTACACCGACTACTCCGATGCCTTGCTCACCACGTTAATGAAGGGGAACAGACCAGAGAAGTACAAGGAGCGCACTCAACTGTCCGGCAGTGTGGGAAGACCGCTCACCTTGGACGAGGAAACCAAAGAGGACGTCGTGTCGTCCATCCTCGGCATGATAAAGAACAAGCCAGACCCAGACTAGGAGCATGACATGAGGAAGTGGAGAAGGTACGGTGGAGTCGCAAGATTGATTAACAACTGTTGGAGACTGACTATGAAACTCACACTGATTCTCATAAGAGGCCTGAAGATGGTGGTTTTGCATTTGCCCGCGACGAAGCCTAGAGCCACTCCGCTTCCTCTTGTGATGGGGAAGCTGAGAACACAAGGAGCGGGCCGAGTAAGTCTAACAATCTCCAACGGTCTCCGTTTCGGTTATCCGCTCAGCTTCCTCCTCTTACTTCTGGCGTTGCCAGTCTCCGCGCAGAACACGATCACGTTCACTGCGGAGGTGACGTCCGGCGTGGAGACGGTGATCCCCGTCCTAACGTGGGACACGTCGCCGCTCGCCGACAGTTGCTTCGCGTCGGGTGACTGGTCCGGGAGTAAGGGACCGGCCGGAACGGAGACACTGCCAGCCATCAGTGGAAGCGCGACGTATAACATTGAGTGCGAGTGGGTGTCGAGCTCGGCTCTGCTCACGTGGACGGCTCCGACACAGAACACAGACGGAACACCGTACACTGACCCGAAGGGATTCAAGCTTTACTACGACCAGACGCAAGGCGGACCGTACGAGAACATCATTGATCTGCAAGACCCGAACGCGACGACGCACATCGTGTCGCCGCTCATTCCGGGAACGTGGTTCTTCACGTCCACTGCGTACAATCAACTTGATGTGGAGTCGGACAAGAGTAACGAGGCGAGCAAGATTGTCGGGACGGACAGCGAGACGGAGAGCGTGGGGATTACAGTCAACCCTAAGCCTGCCTCGCCGGTCAACCTAACCGTCCAGTAGATCAGCTTCCCGGCGGCTGCATACGATATCATAAGGTGAAGTGAAGACATCGCGTGAACAACTTGAGGATTACCCACTTGCACGAGCGTACCGATGGACACTACCGAAAGCGCACTGCGGAGGTATCCTGTATCTCTTTCCACCGACGAAGAGCCTTCGCGGAGAAGGGAATGGAAGAGCGCCGACGAGGGTGCTTCAGCGCGAGGCGTTGGAAGCGATCGATCCGAGGGACCTTACTCTGTCCGCGCGTGAGGCGGCGGAGTTCCTTCACAGTCGCCTAGTGTTTCGGGCGAAGAGAGCAAGGCATGAGGCAGAAGAGAGAGCAAGGTCACGGCAAGCACAGAACAGTGGGAGTCGGGGACGAAGAACCGTGGTTCAAGACACGCCGCGCGAAGAGCAGAGTGCGCGGTAAACAGCAGAGGAAGAGCCGAAAGGCTAACAGGAGGAAGTGATGGGTGAAACAGTGAGCAGTGCGAGCGACGACAGGACGGTGAACAACTTGATGCGGCATCAGTACAAGGTGCTGACCGAGGTGGAGAAGATACAGATGATGGACATTAAGGACGCGGGACTGGCGTTCGTTCGTCTGCTTCATGCCGTCGGCGGAACGCCGGAGACATTACAGGACAGTCCGGCGGGACAGGCGAGCAGGGAGCTCAGCGTTGCGCAAACGAAGATGGAAGAGGCTGTCATGTGGGCAGTCAAACACGTAACTGGATAAGGGGAACGACGTGGAAGAGGGAAGAAACGTACTAACGACGGACGACATTGAAACTGTCAACGTCGCGGACCTGAACAAAGGTAACGAATCGCGCAGCGACGCGACGGAGAAGTGTCCGGTGTGCCATGGAACGGAAGGGAAACACTTTCCGCACTGCCCGAAGCAACCGATCAGCGACGAACGCAATCCGGCGGAGGGTAACAACGAGCTTCCGCCTCCGGCGCTGGAACAGAACGAGGTCGGTGAGATGCTTCCGGGGAAGTTGGACCCGCACAGCAAGCCACTGAGCGAGGACGAAGTCCAGGCACACTTCGACACGGCGGACGAGCTCTTCGAGGGGAAGAAGTTCGAGGACGGCGCGGTAGTGCAGACACCCGAAGAGCAGTTGTCTTCGGTGAAGCTACCTCCGTCCGCGCAGATGCTCGTCGGTAACGAACTGCTCTGGCTGATAGCGCGGACGTGCCACGAAGTGAACCGAGCGTACTGCGTCGGCGTGATGAGTGATCACAGTCATCAACCCTGGGATCAGTCTCCGGACTGGCAACGCGAGTCGTGTTACGAGGGAGTGCTGAAGCACTATCACAATCCGTCGTTCACACCTGAAGACAGCCACAAGAGTTGGATGGCGAAGAAGACCGAGGAAGGATGGGTGTTCGGTAACCTGAAGGACGAGACTGCGAAAACGCATCCGTGCCTCGTGCCGTATCACACCTTACATATACACGACCGCACGAAGGACGCCATCTTCAGTGCGATATGTAAGAGCATGCTCGGAGGAGCGAGATAGCGATGCTCTGGTTCGCAGTGAACAGCTACTCGTACGTGAATCCTCGCGGTGTATGCGAACACGTTTCGTTCGTTGCGAGGTTTCCGTTCGCTGCGTGGCGATACTGGAGGCTGATGCGCAATGCCTGACCTCCAACAGTTCTCCGCGTTCGACTACTCGGTTGTCCCGAAGATCGATATGGACAACGTGCCGAAGGCGCTCGTTCAGTACAAGAGCGATCTGTTGGAGTTCACAGAAGAGGAACTGCACTTCCTTCGGTGGCGCATGATGTGGAAGTCGCTCGCCCGACAGAAGCAACTACCGCCGAAGGAGTTCGAGGAGTTCAAGAAAACGATATGGGGAATCCGGAGTGGAAGAGGCTTCGGAAAAACACTCGCTGCTGCGAACTGGCTCGGAGGAGAGGCATGCTCAATCCCTGGATTGTATGCGGTAGTCGCTCCGACTCACGACGACGTTCGCTATACTTGCTTTGAAGGACCGACCGGACTCTACTCCGTGGTTCCCCCTATCCTTATCGCCGACACGAACAGTTCGCTTCCATCTCTCACGTTATGGAACGGCACGTTCATTCGTGGCTTCGCCGGAGACACTCCGGAACGGCTTCGCGGACCGCAGCATCACAAGGCATGGTGTGACGAGATCGCATCGTGGAAGTATCCGCAGGATGCGTGGGACAATCTCTGGTTCGGACTGCGACTCGGCGAGCATCCGCAGGTTCTGTGGACTGGCACACCGAAGCCGACGCCGTTCATGCGGAGACTGGTGAAGGACGAGCACAGTTCGACCATCGTCGGCAGTACGTACGAGAACAGAGAGAACTTGACGAAGTCCTTCTTTGACAACGTGGCGAAGTACGAGGGGACGAAGGTCGGGCGTCAAGAATTGTGGGGTGAACTACTCGACCCGGAAGAGGAAGGCATAGTCAAGCGCTCGTGGTGGCGCATCTGGCCGGACAAGAAGCCTCTGCCGAAGTTCCAAGTTATCCTCATGTCGTTGGACACTGCGTTCAGTGAGAAGCAGCACGACAAGAAGAAGCAGACTAACGATCCGACAGCTTGCACGGTCTGGGGTGGATTCACGTGGAAGAAAGAATTCCATGTGATGTTACTCGATGCGTGGGAAGAGTGGCTCGGTCTGCCCGACCTGATCAAGAAGGTGAAGCGCGAACGACGCCTGACATACGGCGACAGCGACGAGCCGATGCTGCGACCATCCGGCATTCGTGCGAAGAACAAGCCGAAGCATCAGGGTAAGAAGATCGACATGATACTCATCGAGGAGAAGGCTTCCGGCATCAGCCTCATGCAGTCTCTCGCCGCGGAGGACATACTCACCACCGGATACAATCCAGGGAACGCGGACAAGCTCACGCGTTTGCATCTCACCTCGCCGATGTGGGCGCATCGTAGAGTATGGTGCATAGAGAGCGACACTACTCCAGGCGAACCGAAGTCGTACATGGATCCGTGCATCACTCAGGTCTGTAGCTTCATCGGGGAGGGAAGCATAGAACGTGACGATCTGATGGACACGTCCACTCAGGCGATGCGCGTGTTCATGGACCAGTACATCGGTCCGCTCACAATCAAGAAGGATCCAATCGAAGTGCAGCGACAGAAGGCGAGGATGGCTGCGGAGAAAGCCAAGAAGAAAGAACGAGGAGGTAATCCGTATGACGGTTGAGCATATAGAGTGTCCGGACTGCGGAGGCGAGGGTCCGAACGTTCAGTCGGTCGAGTTCTGTGATCCGCATCAGTCGGTCGTTCGTGCGCTGATGATAGAGCGTGGATTCGGCGCTGACTGCGAGTTGACGGACGACGAACGACGCGACTTGATTCTTGCCGGTGACATGGACGCATACACGGAGGTGATGCACACGCTGTTCGTCGGAGTGCTGAGTATCTTCGGTGGACCTGCTCTGTCGATGCACAACGGATGTCCGGCTTGCGTGTTGGAAGGTACGGTCGTGAGAGCGGCCGATGAAGTAGCTTCATCTAGAAGGAAGAGCAACTGATGGCGACACCTGAATCACAAGTGATGCAGTTTGAACCACCTCCGTCCGACGTGGTGGATACGGATGACGGCGGCGCGATCGTCAAGATGGGCGAGGAGGAAGCCGAGAAGACTTACGAATTCTACGACAACATCGTTGACAAGTTCAGTGACGAAGACTTGACGAAACTCGCAACGACTCTGCAAGAAGCCATCAAGCGAGACAAGGAGGCGCGCAAGCGAAGAGACAAAGAGTACGCCGAAGCGATTAAGCGTACCGGACTCGGGAAGGAAGCTCCGGGTGGAGCGGAGTTCACCGGAGCCAGTCGTGTCGTGCATCCGATGCTTACCGAATCGAGTGTGGACTACTCCGCTCGTGCGATTAAGGAATTGATGCCGCCGGACGGTCCGGTCCGATCGTACATCCCAGGCGAGAACATAACGCCGGAGCGTTTACAGAAGGCGGATCGAGTCAAGGCTTATATGAACTGGCAGTTCCTGAAGCAGATGAAGGAGTTCCGTCCAGAGCTCGAACAACTTCTTCCACAACTGGCGTTATCTGGATCGCAGTACATCCGGCTCACGCCCGACTGGTCCAAGCGCAAGACACGTCCCGTTCCGATGTACGTTCCGCAGGATCAAATATCCATTCCCTACAGTGCGAGCAACTTCTACACCGCACAGCGACAGACATACCACGAGCCAATCACCAAGATGGAGTTTGAAGCTCGCGTCAAGGACGGCATGTACCGTGACATCACTCCGCTGGTCAACGCGCAGATGCCCGAGGCAACTGATGCACAGAAAGCCACGGACAAAGTGGAGGGGAAGGAAGACTATGACTTCTACAACGAGGACGGTTTGCGCGTCGTCCACGAGATCAGTTGCAATATAAACTTTGACGAAGAGAAAGACCTCGCCTTCGCTGTTCCGTACCTTATTAGTCTGGACGAACCGTCCAACAAGATTATCGCGGTCGTGCGCAACTGGGAACAGGAGGACGAGTACCAAGAACGGATGCAGTGGATGGTCGAGTTTGGATTCATTCCTTGGCGCGGAGCGTACTCAATCGGTCTCGGTCAGATGATTGGTAGCCTTGCGGGGTCCGCGACAGGTGCGCTCCGCGCGCTTTTGGATTCCGCGCACGTGAACAACATCCCGACAGCCATCAGGTTGAAGGGTGCGAACTTCATGGGACAGACCAAGACCGAGATCCAGGCGACAGAGATAGCGGAGATCGATGGTGGTATTGCCGGAGACGACATTCGGAAACTGCTCATGCCGTTGCCGTTCAATCCGCCGAGCCCGGTTCTGTTCCAGCTTCTGGGGTTCTGCGTTGACGCTGGTCGGGGAGTTGTCCGCACGACGTTCGAACATCTGAACGATCAGAACCCGAACATGCCGGTCGGCACTACGCTCGCGATGATAGAGGAAGGGATGCAGGTGATGTCGGCCATCCACCTCCGTTCGTACCACTCCATGACAATGGTCATCGAGATTCTGTATCGCATCAACAAGATGTACGTCACCGATGACGAAATGCTTGACGAGCTCGGTGAACTGCTCGCGTATCGTGATGACTTCCAGGGACCGATGGATGTCGTACCGACTGCGGACCCGCAAGTATTCAGCGACGTGCAGCGGCTCGCGCAGTTGCAAATCGTGGCCGACAGAGCGGATGCACTGCCGGATCTGTACAATCGGCGCGTCGTGGAGAAGCGTCTTCTGGAGCGTACGAAGATACCGAATCCGGACGAGCTCCTAATCCCGGAGGACCTACCGCAGAATCAGAACGCAGTGAACGAAAACGCAGCGATGTCCCTCGGCCGTCCCGTCGCTGCGTTCCCCGATCAAGAACACCTCGCTCACCTCCAGGTCCACATAGATTACCTGATGAGCGTGGAGTTTGGACAGAGCCCGATCATTGCTCCGGTGTTCATGCCATCAGTTCTGGAACATATCAAGGAACATATGGTTCTCTGGTACATCAACAGCAACTACGAGTTGATGATGGAAGCAACGGAGAGCGACGAGGAGGGAATGCGCAAGATAATGGAGGAACAGGATCCAGCGACGCGCAAGGAATTGTCCAAGACACTCGCGGCGGCATCGGGAACGGTCATGGAGCGCTCTGCCGAAGTGTTCAAGTCTATGCCGGAGATCATTCAGCAGACCATGCAGGCACTTCAACAGTTTCAGCCTCCACCTCCGCAGATGCCGTTGGATCCGAACGCGCAAGCGGAGACGGAGCGCAAGACGCAGGACGATGCGCAGACGCAAGAGTTCAAGCGCATCGAATTACAGCAGGACGGTCAAATCGAGTTCGCAAAACTTTCCGCGGAAGAGCGAGAGCAGGCAGTCGAAGCGGCTATGTTGGAAGCAGAACTGGCTCAGAAAAGAGCTGCTCGGCTCGAAGAGCTTATGCTTACCGAGCGCGCTGAAGATGAACGCATCGCTACTAAGCTGGCATCCGATGAACGCCGAAATACTCAGGACAACTTGACGGCGTTACAGATAACAGCAGCGGAATTGGAAGCTGGGAACAAGTCTAATCTGTCGACCGGAACGGGTATAAATCCATAGGATTAAACATCATCCCTCGGCACTTCAGAAATTGAGTTGGAACCAGTTACGGAAGATAAAGGAGAGAAACTATGTACGTGAGACAACATTATAATCTCGCAACGAGCGGCAAACTCGGGCAGAAGGCGAGCGGAGTTGGTAGCGGGAAAAGCACGGTCAATAATGATCGTGGCCCGTCAGGTGCGAGCGATAGTCGTCGAGGATCTCATTCAGTTCCGACACACCGTCGTGGAAAATAGCGTCCTTGCCCGCGCACGTATAAAGGTGTAGGATGCACGAGTTAGAAGTTTACCTTAGGAAGCTCAAGGGTATGCAGATGGAGTACGCCGATGCAGCACTGCGAAGACCAAAGGATAAATCGGAATTCGGATATGGTGAAGCATGTGGAACGTATCAAGGTCTGTTACTCGCCGAGCAGTTGCTAACGCAAGCGATAGAGGAAGTAGCAGATGACAAATCAAAGTAGTTTGAAACTGGCTGACGCCGGAGCAGTGAGTCGTACAAGTTTAGCGTACGATACTATTGATCAAGCGTTCCCAGACGTTGATCCCGGTCTCAAGCCATTCGGGTCCAAAGTTCTGGTGCAAATTAGGACACCGATGTTGCAAACGAAAGAGGGAATCATCATTCCAGATGAATCTCGAGAGACAGAGTTATGGAATACTCAAGTCTCCAAAGTCATTTTGCTTGGACCTGTTGCTTTCTGCAACCGAGATACCCTTGAAGTGTGGCCTGAGGGGAAGTGGGTTAAACCCGGGATGTTCGTTCGTTGTCCGAAGTATGGAGGAGATCGATGGGAGGTCCCGGTTCCCAACTCGTCAGACTCAGCGTTGTTTGTGCAGTTCAACGATCTGGATTTGTCGGGAGAAATCACAGGCGATCCGTTAGAAGTAATCGCCTATCTGAAGTAGCGTAGACTGAAGGAGTCTTGAACATGGCAATCGAAGAAAAAGACGACGACTTAGTCATGGTCGGCGATGGCGTCGAGGAGGGGGATCAAACAGCGGTCCCGCCAGTCGGCGATGAAGATGCAGGAAAGGGAGAAGGAGAGGGTGAAGGAGAGGGCGAAGGTGAGTTGTCCGCCGATGCGGGCGATAAGCGAGTTGGAGGTGGCGAACCGGAAGACGGTGACAAGTCGGAGGCTCGAAGAGTTGAGCGCAGATCACGGCGTCAGCGACAGAAGGAGGCAAGAGATCGCGACCAGCGCGAACTGAAGTTCCTCCGTGGTCGCAACGAGCAGGTCGAGCGGCAAATCGGAGATCTTACGCGGCGTCAGGTGGCAACCGAAACTGCGACTATTGATCAGCGCATTGCTCAGTTGGATAACGCGATGCGAAGTGCCGACGATGTGTACGCTAAGGCGATCACTGCTAACGAAGGTCATGATGCTGCGGAAGCGATGCGCATCCGTGATAACCTGAAGGATCAGCGTGATAATCTAGTGGCGGGCAAAGCCGAAGCAGCGGCAGCCGGAACACCGACCGAAGACTTCGTGGATCCTGCGCTCATTGATCAGGTCAAATCTTGGAGCGAAAGAAATACATGGTTCGACTTCGGTCGGCGTGACGAAGACTCAGCAATCGCCGGAGCAATCGACGATATGCTGATTCGTGATGGTTACGACCCGAGAACCACGGAGTACTACGATGAGTTAGATAAACGCGTCGCGCGGCGTCTGCCTCATCTAGCCAAGAAGGGTGGAAAAGGGAATGGCGAAGATCACATCGATGATGTGGACGACGATGATGATCCGCAAGACAGAGGAGGTCAAAGAAAGCCTGGAGGACCCAAGTTCCGCATCGGCGGGCAGGAGCGTCCTCTTAAGTCTAACGAAGTACATATCAGTCGTGATCGTAAAGAAGCCATGCAAGAGGCTGGAGTGTGGGATGATCCGGTTCTGCGAAAGAACTACCTGAAAAGGTACGCAGAATGGGATCGCGAACACGCTAACGACTGAAGCAACTCACTGAATGAGAGGGTGAAGTAATGACGGACAAGAAAATAGGCAAGACCAGCACGAGACGGAAGAAGTCTCCGAGTAAAGCACGGCAGTCGAGGACTGCGAGTGATCGCCAGTCTGCGAATCAGGCGCGTGTGCTTTCAGACGAGGAGCGTTTGGATGAGTTTCGTAAATCGTTTTTCCAGTCAGTACTCCCGGATCTACCACCGATCCCGGGATATCATGTCTGCTGGTTGACAACTACAAATCCCAGGGATTCGATTCCGGGGAGAGTGCGTCTCGGTTACGAGCCGGTTCAGGCGAAGGATGTTCCCGGATGGGAATTCGCCACTACGAAGACCGGTGAGTACGCAGGATGCATCGGCGTGAACGAGATGCTCGCATTCAAACTGCCCATGAGTCTTTATGAGGCATACATGCGGGAAGCTCACCACGTTCAACCCCTGTTCGAAGAAGAGAAGCTTTCGTCTGTCCTTGATACTATCCGAGAGGAAGCAGCAATGGCAGCGAAGAGCGGAGCTCGTGGGATTAAGTTTGAGATGGAGGAAGGCATGGCTGAACTGGGACAGGACCTAGATCCCGGCTCGTTCGCTGAAAACCTCGGGGAAGTTCCCGAGGGCGAAGGCGAAGTGAGTCAGTTCTAGGATCACTAATCTGAATTGGGAGTAAGAAATGTCTCAAATACAAGCTCCGTTCGGATTGCGACCGGCGTACAGTCCTTCTGGGATTGTACGTCCGGGTCCACTCGGCACTATCGTGTCGGCTCATCCCACTGATATTTTTCAGAATGAGCCGGTCATGATCAATGCCGGTGGATTCATCGTTGGTGCCGCTCCCGGAAATCGGGCCATCGGCACGTTCCAAGGAGTGGAATGGGATGATACTGAGGGTCGACATCGCGTCGGCAATCGGTGGATCGCCAATACGATCGCAACGAACGTTCGTGTGTATTACATCCAAGCTCAGGATACTGTGATGTACGAAATTCAGGCAGACGCGGCTCTAGCTCAAGCTGACATTGGTCAGCAATACGACTGGACTGCTCTGGTTGGACAAGCCATCACGGGACTCTCGGGCGTGGCTCTGGATACCGCTTCCGCTGGCGCTAACGCCGGTCTACGCGTTCTCGGTGTTAATCCGGGACCTGACAACGAGATCGATGATCCATTCCCGATCGTACTTGTTCAGATCTCTGAGCACCAGACCGTCGCCGACATCGCTTCAATCTAGGAGGACTAAACTATGGCTGTCCCAATGAGGTCAACTGACTTTCGGTCAGTAGTGGAACCCATCCTAAACGAAGTTTTCGATGGTATCTATAATCAACGAGCCGATGAATGGAAAGCGTGCTTCAAGGAGCGTCCGGGTATTCCCCGTTCGTACCATGAAGAACCTGTCCTCTTCGGATTCGGGGCTGCTCCCGAGCTCCCCGATGGCTTGCCGGTCACTTATCAGTCCGGCGGAGTCCTCTTCATTCAGCGTTACGTCTATCGCGTTTACGGTCTTGCGTTCGCCCTCACCAAAGTTCTGGTAGAGGACGGCGACCATATCAAGATCGGCACGATCTACGCCGAGCATCTTGCTCAGTCGATGATCGAGACGAAGGAGACACTGACTGCCAACATCTTCAACCGCGCTTTCAACGGCGCGTTCCCTGGAGGTGACGGTGTGTCACTCAACAACGCTGCTCACCCGATCGCAAGCGGAACGTTCAGTAATCTGCTCACGACTGCGGCTGCGCTTTCGCAGACGAGTCTCGAACAGCAACTGATCCAAGTCCGTAACGCAGTCGACAACAACGGCAAGCGCATTCGCCTCGTACCGAAGAAGATTGTTACTGGTCCCAGTAACGTCTTCCAAGCTGAAGTTCTGCTGAAGAGCGTTCTTCGTGCGGGTACTGCCAACAACGACATCAACCCGATTAAGTCTATGGGTCTGCTCGCAGACGGACAAGCAAATCTGTCCCGAATCACGAGCACGACTGCATGGTGGGTCGGAACTGATGCTCCGCGTGGCTTGCAGTTGCTCACTCGTCGCAAGCTGGAGAAGTCAATGGAAGGCGACTTCGAGACTGACTCCATGCGTTACAAAGCGACGGAGCGTTATTGGCCGTCATGGACCGATCCTCGGACGGTCTTCGGCACTCCGGGACTCTGAACGAGAGTTCTGCATGAAACGAGAGCGGAGCCCGGAGAATTGGGCTCCGCTTCTTCCTGGCTTAATTAGGAGTACGACATGCCTTTGAATATTGAAGTAACACAATTTCCAAACGGAGTAGGAACCGCGAAAGACAACAGTGTTCTGAACGCCGTTCCTCTTCCTCTCCCCGGCGCGCAGTTGTCGGTTGAGGATTTTGGTCAAGATACACAGATCGCAGACTGGACCGATCTCGTAATCGGTGCGGGAGTTGGCGGCGACGTCTTCCCCCTCAGTTCCAGCGGCGTTCTTCAACAGGTTTCCGCAGGAGCGGCGACCGACGGAAACAAGCTCTCGCTTCAGCTTGCTGGCGTCGATA